CGATGGGGCCGTTGCAGAATACGCTCTCAGTTGGAGGCTCGAGACCACCGCACTCATACATCAGCTTAACAGCCTCTGTCGCCTTTTCGCGGTCGATAGTCGTGGTATCAAGACCAATCTTGATCCACCTGTCACGATAGACATCCAGCTGAGCAGTCTGCTCTGGAGTAAGGCTGGTAATCTTCTTAACGGTCATAATATATTCTTTCGCGGTTGGGTTTAACTATTAGTCCTGAGCCCGACGAAAACCCTCGGCAACGTATTCACGCTGACGACGAATCTGATACTTGCCGGGAGGCACCATAAGCGCCTCGTGAGTATCGAACGAACGCAGGTGCTCAATCGGAGTAGCTTCCTTGACGTTCAGGAACAGCTCATACAGATCCGTTTCCTTGACGTTAGCAGGCTTGTAAGCCTCGACACGAGTCATTTCCATCACGTGGTTATGACCAGTCTCGCTGTGCGCTACGACGATCTTGCCGTTTTCAGGCTGAACGGGCTCAACACCCTCGGGAATCTCGTTGACGCGAAAGATGATGAAGTCACCCTGCGCAGCCATCTTAGTGAAAGTACGCATCTTAGTCAGTCTCCTATTGGTTTGGTTACAGGTATACTATATACCGATTTAGTCTAAATGTCAATGATTATTTTTTACGTCTACACGGGTCATCGTCTTGGCGCTCTCTGGAATGATGAACGCCTTGAAGTCTCTACCCATAGTCACTTGCTCTCCGCCGTAATCCATCTTCTTATCAAGATCGCCTTTCACGGTTTGTAGATACAGAGCGTTAAGGAAAGATCCGTTTGCGAATCCGATTTTAATACAAGGTCCCCACACTTCTGCATATAGATCGTCGATATACCGCCCACCAGATTCGCCGCATTCGCAGTTCCTCGATTCGTGCTTTAACTTGACGATGTCTCGACAGTTATTGCAGAAGATAAGCTTCACCTTCTCGTTCCTTCAGCGAGGATTTGATAACCTCTACCAGTTGGATGCACCTGATCAGTAGAGATTACTGGTCTTGTATCAAGGACTCTATCGTTGTAACTTGCAGCGACTCGGTTGACTACCGTTCTTGCGTGTTCTGGTCTATTAGGAAGGATCCAATACACGATAGGATTACCTACAGCCGAGTCCCTTATACGCCTAAGTTCTTGATCGGTAAGAGCGTTGCCGTTGTTAGACCCTAGACTGATAACGAGAACGTTAGTCGCGTTCAGTACTCTCTGTTGTTGAGGCGCTTGCCTACCGGATCTAGCATCAACGTAGCAATCTCTACGGAAATGAGAGATGCCTACAGCGATAGAGTCGCCGATGATTGCACAATCCATTTCAGACTTCCTTAGGGAAGTACTTGAACGAGATGTTTTCGGGCCATCCTTCGAAGCCCAAACGAGCGCGAATCCTCTTGTTCAGATCTAAGCCGTACATACAACAGACTTCGTTTGCGTTCTTCGCCCAGACTTCGACAGTCTCAGACTCGATCTCAACGGTCTTGTATGCTTTGACAGTAAAGAGGAATCGCTTTTTGCCCTTGATCTGCTTTTGAACCTTAGTGAAATGTCCGTATGGCTTGTTTTGCCAGATATCTTCAAGTTCTTCGCGAGTAAACGTCTTTGCCATCATATATCTCCTAATCGTATTATACTACATCTTTAGGATTAGTCAACTGAAAATTTTGCGTGTCCTATCTTCGTATTCTTCGCGGTCCTTTACGAAGACGATAGGATCCTCGTGGTCGACAGCCATAATGATAACGATCTGAGGAAACATAAGATCAGTCAATTCCTCAGCCATAATACTGTATGCTGTCGCCTGAATGAAATAACTTTCGATATCAGATTCTTTCTTGATACGCTTCGAAGTCTTGAAGTCGATAACTGAATTGATACCCCTATAACCAGCAAGCAAGTCGCAGGTGCCAGCAGCTTTCAGTTGTGCCGAATACAATGGGATCTCAATACCGTAGATCGTACCGATGTTCAAGTCAAGGATTAGTCTGACCTTTGAAAACAATTCTAGGTTGAAGGGCATCGCGCCCTTCTTCCAGTTCTTATCGTTCATCAGGTAAGATTCAGCGAGGGAATGGATAGCTGTGCCACGCTTTGCAGCTTGCGTCGATATCTTCGATGCTTGTTCCTCGCCGACTCTGTTCTTCCATTCCTGGATATAGGAGTTGGTTAACTTCTCGCCGAGGATAGTCGTTACGGATTTAAACTTACCCGCTGGTGTATCGTAATACCGTTGCCCATCGATCTCAACTCTAGGGCATTCTACAACATCGATGAAATTATGAATGAACTCTTTGGTTCTTGTCACGGTAATCATGATAATCCTTATAGTGTTGTGATATAACCCTTATCCTCAAGGTCTTCCCTAGCAATGATATACTGCTTCACGAGCGAGCTTCTTACGATATCGTCTCTCGTGAACTCTATTATATCAAAGTCCTTCATCCTGTCAATGACTTTGAAGAAGTCCTTAAAGCCAGACTCCTCGCGTTTGCCGTTCAAATCGTTCTGTTTGATGTCACCGGCAAATATAACTCTACAGTTCTTGCCTATTCGAGTGAAGACCGAGTGCAACTCACTCGGAGTCATATTCTGAAACTCATCAACGAGTATGATAGAATTGTTGATTGTAATACCCCTAACGAATGAGGTGGTCATGAACTCTACCATATTCTTATTCTTTAGGTAGTCGTAAGCGTCCGATCTACCAAATATCTCTGAGAATATAGAATAATAGGGAGCTTCGTAGACTTTAGATTTCTCTTTGTTAGAGCCAGGTAGGAAACCCATATCTCTAGTGGGAACAACGGACCTAACGATGGTCAGTGTTGCTTGTTGTTTTTCTTCCAATATACTTCGCATACCTAGATACGCAGAAAGGAACGATTTGCCGGTACCTGCAGTACCAACAAGCAATAGGTTTTGACCGTCTTCCCAAGACTCATATGTTCGTTCTTGATTGACTGTCAGCGGATCAATAACCTTTAGTTTGAAGTTTAGTTTTTCAGCTATATCTGGGTTTGTATTTTCACTGCGTGATATCTGTCTTTGTATTCTGCGCTCTTTTCTTGAGAGTCTTTTATTTGTAGCTGACATGTAGACCTTTCTAAAAGGTATTTACAGTACTCTTAGTAAATCTGGTAGAATGTGCCTTCTTAATTTCTCTAAGTCTATCACGGAATCCATCATCAGGTTTACGAAGACCCAATCTAATACTATCACCTAATGCAGGAGCACTGACGATTTGTTGTTGGATATTAGGGTTTTTTGAAAGAAACTCTTCCCTTTCAGTCATAGACATTATGGTTGTAAACGTCTCACCAGTCTCAGTATTTAAAAAGGTATAAGAGGGCATATCAGTACCTCTTATAATCCTGTTCGTCTTCATCCATATCAAGGATGCGATCTACGTTCTTAGATCGAATCAGGTTCTTCATTCGCTTCTCGCGGCGCTTTTCCTTATTGCCACGGTAGTCTGTGCTGTAGTCATCGTAATCATCGTCCCACTGATTGCGGCGGAACGACTTAGGCTTGCTTTTAGACATCATTAGATCCAATATTCAACATGTTAACATTATAACCTTTCTGTTTGATTGTCAACAACTATTTTTGTATAAATAAAATGTCTATCGCGAGTTTGCCGACTCCATAGACTCTAAATCACAGTGGAGATTCAGCTCATGGATATTTATTACATATACGCGTATGTCAGGGAAGACGGTACGCCTTATTATATTGGTAAAGGCAAAGGTAATAGAGCTTTTGTTAAGCACGGTAAGCTGCCAGTACCTAAAAATAAATCAAACATAATATTCCTTTTCGAAGAATTGTCGGAAAATGACGCTTTTGATTTGGAGCGTCGGCTCATATTATATCATGGTCGCAAAGATAATAACACAGGCATATTGCAAAATTTGACTGATGGTGGTGATGGTTGCTCTGGTCGTGTTAATTCTGAAGAGACTAATCAAAAGAGATCTAAAGCTCTAAAGGATAAATCCCATTCAAAAGAACGCGTAGAAACAAGATCAAATAGCATCAGAGGTAAAAAATACAAGACACAATCTATGGAAACCAGACAAAAAAGATCACAAACAATGAAAACTAAAAATATAAAACCACCTGGCACCAAAGGATATAAACATTCACCCGAAGTAATACAAAGATTGTCAGATTTAGCAAAACTTAGACGACATTCATCTGAAACTAAACAAAAAATGTCTGATTCGCATAAAAAACGACACATTATTGAGGAATCAAACCAGGAAACGCCAGATTAACAATATTAAGGGTTACACCTGGATAAGGAAGTTTCTTATCCTTAATAGACAGAAGAAGTTTTGCATCTTCTGGATCTACAGCCTCAAGCAATTCAATATACAATTGCTCTCGGCGCATCTGCTTAAGTGATGGATTGCCACCTTCAACAAACAGATACAACTTCCTAGATTCAGTAAACAGTCGATGTTGCTGATCAACAATATCATTTACCTTATAGGGAGGATTACCTTCAGGCAGCAACCACTTAACTGTAGGATCGTATGCACCACGCAAGATCATATGCAGTGTGGTACTTGAATTCTGTCTCAACCAATTTACCTTAGAGACGTCGTCAGTCATATCTGACGCCTTCTTAAGGATCTCGCTAATTCCCAGTTTCATTATTACACAAAATCTCCGATGTTTTCAGTTAGGTTACGAAGCCTATTAGCAATGAAGTAATTCAACAGATTGGGCTTCTTCTTGTTTGCCTGTTCGTCGTAGCTCTCAAGGATCTGAAGCTTAATGTTCTCAGGGACTTGACTTAAGTCAATGAGCTGACGATTGCGCATGTAGTTGCGGAAATGAGGATGATCGAACTTTCCGTCGAGATTACCAAGCAAGTCCATCTTCTTCTGAGTCAACGGCTTCTGCCTGGAACCAACAACGAAGCAGTTGTCTTCTGACAAGATGTTCGGGATACCATCGCCAGCATCGCCCTTCATGATATGATCAAGAAGGAACTTGTCTGGGTTATTGCAGACCACGAACTTCTTCATCACAGGATTGTATTGACGAACGTTCATGTACTTCTGCAACTGCTGGAAGTCCTTATCGCCGGACAGGATGAGGATCTTCTGGTTAGTATTACCGAATTCCTCACACAGAGTGCCGATGATATCGTCTGCTTCAGCGGACTCGATATCAATGATACGATACGGGAAGTACTCCTTAAGCTCAGAACGGACCTTATTGAGGCATTCAAAGATTGCCTTCCAATCAAGTTCAGAAGCAGCTTGAGACTTCTTGCGGTTTGCTTTGTAATAGGGGAAGATCTGACGGCGCCAGTAGTTCTTGTTATCGCAAGCGATAACGAACTCGCCGTATTCAGGTCCGAACTTAGTCTTGTACATTCGGATCGAGTTTAGAACCATATGCCTTACCATCGACTCTTCAACTTGAGCGTTGGTATGGTTACCCAGTTGCACCATGATGTTCGAGAGCATCACCTGGGATAGGTCTAGGATGATAATGACACACACTCCATTATGTTGTTGGATGATCAGTTAACTTCATTGTCTTTCGGAGAGATGACAAGCTTGATCTTGTCCGTGACTTCCAAACTGCCATCTTCGTCCGATTGAACGAATAGGTTCTGTGCAATGAGTTGCAGAGGGTGATGCATCTCATACACCTTATTAAGGAATGACCTAACGGATTCTACGATCAACGCACCGTCTTTGAGGAAATCGTCATCTTCTGTAGGTTGAAAACCTATCATAGCTAGGTTATTGAAAAGCATAGGTATGATAGTCTCTATGCTTTCCTGTATATGGACTTGCTTTACGATATCAACGTTTTCAGCTACGTCGTCCAAAGTCTGCGGGAGAGACGACGCGCGTCTATCCGAAATGGACTTCGGGAATTGAATGATGTTGTTTGCTAGGGAGGTCATATGGTCATATTACCATACTTTCTGTGGTTTGTCAACCATATTTATAACTTAATCTTTTTTGGATCAATCGCATTGTCGTATCGAATCCTTTGTGAAATGGTATGAAGGATCATCATATGAACGTCTTCAACAACTCCGTAGTTATGATGACGAAGATAGACGTTTACGTCACCAAGACCGTTAGCCATG